CGTAGACATCACGTATACCCCCTTCACCCCGCCGGTTACGGGACCGACGCAGTACTTTATAGAAATCCGGTCCTTCACGGAATCTAGGAGAATATGATGTCGATTAACCTGAAAGCCATTACGACCAGGTTAGGCTATCAGCAGATTACCTCTCTCAGCTCTTCCACGGCGCTGACGGTGCCCGCCGTAGATCTCAACGGCCTGAACTGCCGCCCCGTGATCGCGCTCATCACTCCCGAAGGTCAGGCTGTGCGCTGGCGCGACGATAACGTTGCCCCCACTTCGTCTGTTGGGATGCCTCTTCCTGTTGGCGTGACGCTCCAGTACGATGGCGATCTGACCATGATCCGGTTCATCGAGCAGGTAGCCGGAGCCAAGATCAACATCAGCTATTACGCTTAAAGGTGCCCCCATGAACGTCTCGCAGGATAGCGCCCCAATGGACTACATGGATTACTTCCTCAACCAGCTCCCCAAAAACTTGGCTACGATGGCCGCGTTGCGGGACGAGTTGGCCGTTCGTCAGGGCGCGCTGTCCGCCGCTCAGGACGCGGTAGCTGACCGGGCCAAGGCAGCGGAAGAGCTTGCCGCTGCCAAGGCCGCTGCCGCCGAGATGGTTGCGGGGGCCAAGGACGCTAGAGAGGCGTTAAACGCGGATCAGGCGCAACTGACGGCTAACCGCGCTGCGTTTGACGCCGCCAAGGCGGACAATGACGCGGCGCTTGCCGCTCGTGCAGATCTTTTGTCTCGTCAGGAAGCGTCTTGCAACGCTAACGAACTTCGTCAGGCTGCTACGGCTGCGTCACTTGACGCGCGCGCTGCTGATCTGGCATCCGCTACGCAGGCCCTTGAGGCCCGTGTGAAAGCCTTCCAAGAAAAAGTGGCAGGTCTTTCAGCTTAACCGACTGGCCGGTAGCCAGGCACTCCTCGGAGTAACTCATGAACGACGACATGCTTGCCCCAGTGGACGCCCCGGCGCCCGCGTCAGAATTGGAAGCTACGGCGGCTCCTATTGCTGAAACTACAAGGCCGGAAGATCAAACGACTGAAACGCCCAAGTCTTTCACACAAGAAGAATTGGACGCCATAGTCGGCAAGCGCCTCGCAAGAGAGCAGCGTAAATGGGAACGGGAGCAGGCCCAACGGACTGTTCCTACTGCGCCTTCTGAACTACCGCCACCTGATCAGTTTGATTCGGTCGAAACCTATGCGAAAGCATACGCCGAACAGATGCTACGGGAACGCGAAGTTCAAAAGCAGCGGTCTGAATATGTAGAAGCCTACCACGACCGCGAAGAGGACGCGCGGGGCAAATACGATGACTTTGAACAGGTCGCGTACAACCCCAACCTCCGCATTACGACCGTGATGGCCGAGACGATCCAGACCTCTGATGTTGGTCCTGACGTAGCGTACTATCTAGGGTCCAACCCCAAAGAAGCAGACCGCATATCCCGTTTGTCGCCTATCTTGCAGGCCAAGGAGATCGGTAAGATTGAAGCCACGTTGGTTTCAAATCCGCCGGTCAAGAAATCTTCGAGTGCGCCCACGCCTATTTCGCCTGTCACTGCCCGCAGCAGCGGAACGTCCACATACGACACCACTGACCCACGATCTATCAAGTCGATGACCACGTCAGAATGGATCGCCGCTGAACGAGCCCGACAGGTAAAAAAGCTGGAAGCTTCGAAATTCCGTTAACCCTCTACGCCTGAAAGGCTGACCAATGGCTAATAGCATTCTCACAATCGACATGATCACCAGAAAGGCTCTGGAGATCCTCGAAAACAACCTGGTGCTTTCGCGTAACGTGAACCGCCAGTACGATGACAGCTTCGCCGTCGAAGGCGCGAAGATTGGCTCCACGCTGCGTATCCGCCTTCCTGATCGCGCTCTCGTCACCAACGGCGCTGCGCTTCAGGTTCAGGACGACAATGAGCAGTACACGACCCTGACTGTTTCTACCCAGAAGCACATTGGCGTGAACTTTACCTCTGCCGAACTCACCATGCAGTTGGACGACTTTGCAGAACGCGTTCTGAAGCCCCGCGTCAGCCAGTTGGCTGCCAGCGTGGACGCGGACGTGGCAAACGCCTACCAGAACATCTACAGTTCGGTTGGCACCCCCGGCACGACCCCTGCCACTTCGCTTGTCCTGCTTCAGGCCCAGCAGAAGCTCAACGAGTACGCTGTCCCTATGGACCAGCGTTACGCCACTGTGAACCCCGCTGCCAACGCCGGTCTGGTCGAAGGCATGAAGGGCTTCTTCAACCCCACCAGCACGATCAGCCGTCAGTTCAAGACCGGCATGATGGGCGAAGGGGTTCTTGGCTATGACGAAATCAACATGTCTCAGTCCATCGTGCAGCACACGACCGGTTCGCGTTCCACCTCGGACACGATCCTCGTCAACGGCGCTGTCACGACGCAGGGCGCCTCCACCATTAGCCTCGATGGCGGCACCGGCTCGGCGACCATCAAGGTTGGCGACGTGTTCACCATTGCTGGCGTGTATGCGGTTAACCCGCAGACCCGTCAGACCACCGGCAGTTTGCAGCAGTTTGTTGCTACCGCCACCGCCACCGCTTCCAGCGGCGCTTGGACCGACGTGGCGATCTCGCCCCCGATCTACACCGCCTCTCAGGCGCTGGCGACCGTGGACTCGTTCCCGGCGGACAACGCTGCGGTCACCTTCCTTGGCGCGGCCTCGACTGCCTACCCGCAGAACCTGATCTACAACAAGAACGCCATCACGCTCGGCACCGCCGATCTGCTCATGCCGCAGGGTGTGGATATGGCGTCTCGTCAGGTTCATAACGGCATTTCGATGCGTATTGTTCGTCAGTACGACATCAACAATGACCGTATGCCCTGCCGTATCGATGTTCTGTACGGTTTTGCCGTAATCCGCGCGCCTATGGCCGTGCGTATGTGGGGCTAACCCCTTCTATCTGGGGCTGCGGCCCCAGATTTCCCTCATCAACTCTTTAGGAGAATATCATGGCTCTTCCGAATGGCGCTGGTGGTTACCAGCTCGGCGACGGCAACCTCACTGAAGTCACGCTTGGCGTTCAGTCTACCCCCGTTGCAAAGACCGCTGCGGCTACGCTTACCGCTGCGGAACTTACTTCTGGTATCATCACGTATACGGGCGCTGCGGTTAACTTGACGCTCCCCACGGTGGCGCTTACCGAGGCTCTGGTCACCAGCGCCAAGAACGACAGCTGCTTTGACGTTGTGATTATCAACACGGGCGCTACTAATGCGGCAACCGTTGTGGTTGGCACTGGTTGGACCATTGTTGGTGCTGCCGCCGTGTCTGCGGCTACTTCAGCTCGCTTTCTTGCGCGTAAAGTGGGCGATCTTTCGTGGACGCTGTACCGCATCGCCTAATCAACCAACGCCCCGTCTACGGGCGGGGCGTTTTCCACAGGTATTTTTATGATCTACATGCGCCACCCGGTCCACGGCACCAAAGTTGCTACTATGGAAGCCGAAGCGATTTATGATGAAGAGAGCGGCTGGAAACGCTATACTCCCGGCGAAGCCCCGCCCTCTGACACGTCAGAGCCGGTAAATGAACTTGCACCCCGGCGACGCGGTCGCAGGCCGCTGAATGAGGGAATAGCCAGCTATGACGACAGCCGGGGATCAAATTAACGGAGCCCTTCGCCTTCTAGGCGTCTTGGCCGAAGGCGAAACGCCATCTGCGGCTACGTCGCAAGACGCGCTGTTTGCGCTCAATCAAATGATTGATTCTTGGGGCACGGAAAAGCTCTCGACGTTCACAACGCAAGAGCAAGTGTTTTCGTGGTTGCCAGGGCTCATCAGTCAGACGCTCGGCCCTTCCGGTGATTTCGTTGGCGACCGTCCTGTCCTCATGGACGACGCGACGTATTTCGTGGACGCTTCAACGGGCATTTCCTACGGCATAAAAATAATCAACCAGCAGCAGTACGACGGCATCGCGGTCAAAACCGTTACCAGTACTTTTCCACAGGTAATGTGGATCAACACCAATTACCCCAACATCGACATGCACATCTATCCGGTGCCTACCAAGGTGCTGGAATGGCATTTCATATCGGCGGCGCAACTGACGCAGCCCGCAACCATCGCAACACCGTTGTACTTTCCGCCGGGCTACCTGCGAGCGTTCCGGTACAATCTGGCTTGCGAGATCGCTCCTGAGTTTGGCGTGGAGCCGTCTGGTACGGTCAGCCGGATTGCGATGTATTCCAAACGCAATCTTAAACGCATCAACAATCCCGACGACATCATGTCGATCCCCTACGCCATCGTCAGCACCCGCCAGCGGTTCAACATCTTTGCAGGTAACTTCTGATGAAGAGCCCTATCCTTGGCTCCGCGTATGTAGCCCGCAGCGTCAACGCTGCGGACAACCGCATGATCAACATGTTTCCAGAGGTTGTCCCGGAAGCAGGGAAAGAACCCGCGTTCCTTCAACGCGCGCCAGGACTGAATTATCTTGCCACAATGGGCCAAGGCCCAGTGCGCGGGCTCTGGCAGTTTGGCAATTACGGCTACGCCGTGTCGGGCACATCGCTCTACAAGATCGACAGCAATTTTAACGTTGTGTCCAAAGGCACCGTGTCGGGCACCGGTCAAGTGTCGATGGTAGACAACGGTACGCAGTTGTTCATTGCTGCGGGCGCTACCGGCTATATCTACAACGCCAGTACGGACGTGTTCGCGCAAATCACAGATGTTGATTTTGCAGGCGCGGTAACGGTCGGGTTCATCGACGGATATTTTGTCTACAACCAACCCAACAGCCAAAAATTCTGGGTTACGTCGTTGTACGATGGCACGTCTGTCGATCCATTGGATTTTGCCAGCGCCGAAGGTTCGCCCGACAATTTGGTGTCTTTGATCGTGGACCACCGCGAGATCTGGTTGTTTGGGCAGAATTCTACCGAAGTCTGGTATGACGCCGGTCTGCCGGATTTTCCTCTTGCGCGCATCCAAGGCGCGTTCATCGAAATCGGTTGCGCTGCGCCGTTCTCCGTTGCCAAACTTGACAATGGCGTGTTTTGGCTTAGTTCAGACGCTCGCGGGCGCGGTATGATATACCGTTCCAACGGCTACGCTGGCGTTCGCATCTCGACGCACTCTGTTGAATGGCAGATCCAGCAGTACGCCGACATTACAGATGCGGTGGCATATACTTACCAGCAGGACGGCCATTCGTTCTATGTGCTGAACTTTCCCAGCGCCGACATCACTTGGGTTTACGACGTGGCTACCCAAGCTTGGCACCAGCGCGCCGGTTGGCTCAATAACGAGTTTACCCGCCATCGCGGCAACTGCCAGATGGCGTTCAACGGCCAGATCGTCATTGGCGACTATCTGACCGGCCAGATCTACGCTTACGACCCCACGGTCTACACCGAAGCCGGATCGGTTCAGAAATGGTTGCGCTCGTGGCGGGCGCTGCCTACCGGCACCAACAACCTGAAACGCACCACGCAACACAGTTTGCAATTAGATTGTGAGTCGGGCGTGGGTTTGGACGGCGCAACGCCTGCGACCACAACCTATCTCAGCAGCATTTCGTCTGACGCCGCGTCTGCGGGCGCGATCAGCGGCGAATCGGAAGAGACCACACGCGAAATAATTGTGCAGGGTTCCGATCCGCAGGTCATGTTGCGCTGGTCGGATGATGGCGGGCACACTTGGTCTAATGAACAATGGCGGTCAATGGGCAAGCTTGGCGAGACCGGGCGACGTGTCTTGTGGCGCAGGCTTGGCATGACTCTAAAACTCCGTGACCGCGTGTACGAAGTGTCTGGAACCGATCCGGTTAAGATTGCCATCATGGGCGCGGAATTGATCGTGAGCCCCACCAATGCTTGATAACATCACGCAGATACCTGCCCCGCGTGTCGCTATTTGGGACACGATGACAAACTACGTCACGCGCGGGTGGTATCGGTATTTCTACAACCTCTACGCTATCCTTGGCAGCGGATCGCTCCGCAGCGGCGCGTTCTACGACACCACCACACAAACCGCCGCCGTTATCAATACGGCCTACGCCATCACGCTCAACAACACTAGTTTGACCCAAGGCGTTAGCATAGGAACGCCGACATCGCGGGTTTATGTGGACCGCACGGGCTCTTACAACATTCAGTTCTCGTTACAACTGACCAGCACCAACGCGGCGGATAAAGACGTGTACATCTGGGCGGATGTAAACGGAACGTCCGTACCTGAGAGCGCCACCAAGTTGAGTTTGTCTGGCTCTAGTAAATCTTACGTTGCGGCTTGGAATTTTGTTATCCGCATGAGCGCAGGTGACTATTTCCGGCTAATGTGGTCTACTACCAACACGAATGTTCAGATAGCCCGCATAGCGGCGTCTGCGCCTGTACCGGCCATCCCATCGGTCATCTTGACCGTAGCTGCAAATATAGGTGAATAATGGCTGTTCTCACTCCATCTCCCAAGACAGCTTTTGTTGACGCAGCAGGCGAGCCGCTGGTTGGCGGGCAGTTGTACACTTACATTGCCGGTACGACGACGTTGCAGGCCACTTACACGGACGCGACGGCGGCGACGGCCAACACCAACCCGATCATCTTGGACTCGCGCGGCGAGGCTAGCGTTTGGCTGGGCGGCGCTATTTACAAGTTTGTGCTGAAGGACGCGGATGGCGCTCTAATCTGGACGGTGGATTACATTTCGGCCCCCACGGCTGCGGTGTCGCCCGTGTTGTCGGGTAACGTCACCATTGACTCCAACACATCCTCGCCTGCATTGACGATCACGCAGACCGGCACGGGCGCGGCGCTTAGGGTGCAAGACTCCGCTGATCCTGACGTAACGCCATTCATTATCGACGCCACCGGCCAAGTTGGCCTTGGCACGGCTACGCCCGTGTCCGCCTTGGAGATCGCCAGCCCTGGCGTCTTTACCGGCGCGTGGGCCTACCTGCCTACCGGCACGGCGATGATGTTCGTGCAGACTTCCGCGCCTACCGGCTGGACCAAGTCCACCACGCACGACAACAAGGCGCTGCGCGTGGTGTCGGGCGCAGCCAGCAGCGGCGGCACAACGGCGTTCACAAGCGTCTTCACATCCCGCACGATCACAACCGCCAACATGCCCAGCCACACCCATACGCTGACTGACCCCGGTCATACGCACACCATTGGAACTACTAATTCCGCTGGCGGCGGTGGTGGTGGGTCTGTTGTTGGTGGCGGAACTAGCTACACTACCAGCACCGCTACCACCGGCATTACAATCGCCAACGCCGGTAGCGGCACGGCGATGGACTTTGCCGTCCAGTACGTCGATGTCATCATCTGTGTAAAAGATTAAACTTGAATTGCTATGTGGCTCTGCAAAACGTAAGATCAGTTTATGGCTGGAAAACGTGGTTCAGAATTTAAAAAACCAAAATCGGGCGAGTTCATTCTGCGCGATGGATGGACAATGCCGACCGAACCATGCAAACGTGGGCACCTTGTCCCTCGCGTAAAAAATGGAACGTGCGCGCAATGTCTTCGAGACTATCGAAAAAGCCGTGGACATTTTACCGCTTCAGCATCTAACGTTGAGTGGAGGAAAAAAAACAGAGAGTTACTGAACGTTCAAAGACAAGAATACAACGCAAAAAACGCCGAACGTACAATGCTGAACGCTGCAAGGAGATCCGCAAAAAACGCAGGTGTTCCGTTTGCTCTTGAAATTAGCGACATTGTGATCCCAGAGTATTGCCCCGCCTTGGGGCTTAAACTCATTCGGACGCGCGGGTACCGAAGTGACGTTAGCCCGTCAATTGACAGAATAATCCCCAAAAAGGGCTATGTCCGCGAAAACATAATGATTGTCAGCATGAGGGCAAATCGCATAAAAAATAACGCAACATTTGAAGAACTTACAAAAATGGCAAATTTTTACGGCAGTTTGAAGCTAAAGGACTGACGATGCAACTCAAGAATGGATCATTCTGCCCGTTGATCAAGAAGGAGTGCGTCCAGCTCCAGTGCGCTTGGTTTACGCAGTTGCGTGGAACGCACCCGCAGACCGGCGCGGAGATTGACGAGTGGATGTGCGCCATCTCGGCCATGCCCATGCTCCAGATCGAGGTTGCCAAGGAGGCGCGGCAGGGCGCTGCGGCGACTGAGAGCTTTCGAAACGAGATGGTGCGGGCGCAGGCCGAGGTGCTGCCGTCGTTCATCAAACAGTTGTCCTGAGGTGACGTATGCTGCCTGTTGAAGCCAACACGCTGGAACTTGACGCGCCCCGCCCGCCGGTGACGGAAGCGCAAGTGCAGGCGCTTGAAACAGAGTTATTGAAGTACCCCCAACCTGATTGTCCGGTTGTGCATCGGTTTGCGCCGGGTCTCTACATCCGCGAATTGACCATTCCTGCGGATACTTTTGTCATTGGGCACAAACAGAAAATGCCTCAGTTAAACATCATGTTGGCTGGGCATATCATCCTGACCAAC